ATTCGAAGTACGCCAAGCCGCAATATCGTGGGTTGGCTGCGAGTTGGTTGGCCTGGGAGTTGCAGCGAGCTGGAGTTCGAGAATATCCACTGGCCCTGGCTGACACACTGCTTGTCACGGTTTCCAGCCAGCAGGGAATCACTGATGTCAAGCGCGAACTGAGAAAGCTGAACCTTACAAACAAAACGATCATTTTGGGTGGGGGTGGCTGTTATGCTCCTGCGGTATTTGAGAAACTAGCCAACGTGATATGTGTAGGCGAAGGGACGCGATTCATCAGGACGCTGCTTTCCGATGGCGCGGGGGCTGTATCGAGCTTGCCAGAGTCGTGGATTGCAGGTGAGGCACGTATTGTAGAACCAGCCCAGGAATTCCCGTGGAACGTGCCGCCACTGAATCATCCAGATGGCACCGTAAGGGTGTTTGGTTCAAGGGGTTGCAAATATCGTTGCCTGTTTTGCCAGACGGGATGGGAAGCCACATACCGGGTCAATCCAGATATTGAACGATTACAGTGCCAAATTGATGGACTGGGGCGACGCGGGAGCCGAATTGCAATAGTGACAAATGATGCTGCAGAGGAACGGGTTGTGTTGTCTGGGCAACAGGAGTTTTTGTCAGTTCGGTTACAGAATCTGCGACATATGATGCCACTGATGCGGGAACAGGTCAAATCGGTCAGGATCGGGGTAGAGGGCGCGTCGGAGCGGTTGAGGGTTGCGGTGGGGAAGCCGGTCCCGAATGACGAGCTACTCCGTATCACCTTTGACCTGATGGCGAACAGTGTGGGCGTGCGATGGTTTTTCATCCCCGGTTACGATATTTGGTTCGTGAATTGCGGAGATTGCCGAAGGGTTGCGTGATGATGAACTTCCATTCATTCATCCCGCAACCGGCGACACCGCTGGGGGTGCTCCCACTAATTGATAATTACTGGGAACGATTTGATGAGTTTCGGCGATGGTTTTTTCATGGGCCTGGGTTCACGCGGCGAGTACAAATCGTTGCGCCAAATAAATATCCGTCTCGTTTGCGGCGCGCGATGGAAAGTATGGCAGCTACTGAGACTGAATTACGGCGTGGTTGGTTTGAGCATGACAACCGAAATTGGAGGGTGCGGTATCTGGTGCCCCCTGATGGAGGGTGCGGTATCTGGTGCCCCCTGATAAATTACGGGCCACGGCAAAGCGATATGCTAAGCGCGTGGGATTGACGAAACCGACGAATGGGTAAGAACAGTGGAAGCGGGCGTTATCTGGCGCAGGATTTCGTCGATGCCATCCCTGGCAGCGGTGGTATTATCACTACCATCGCCAAGCGGGTCGGATGCGCCTGGCACACGGCGAAAAAGTACGTTGACAAATACCCGACGGTCAAGCGGGCCTATGATGATGAGTGCGAGAAGATTACAGACGCCGCAGAGTCCACGGTCATCGCGGCCATCATGGACGGTGATCTGGGAGCGGCCAAGTGGTATCTAACGATGAAGGCGAAGAGTAGGGGCTACGCGACAAAGCAGGAAGTGGATGTCACTAGCGCAGGCGAACGTATTGCCACAGAGCCAAACCTTGATGCACTGGCGGAGGCGCTTGCAGGCCTCTCCGATGGCGAAGGTGCAAAAGGTTGCTCGGGTTGTTGAGTGGCACGATCCCATCTATTGGGCACAGCGGCACTTTTACATTGAGGACAGAACCGACCCGCTTACGGGCGAGGAGCTGGGGCCGGGGCCAATTATCCTAGCCGGCCACCAGCGTCGCATCATCAGGGCCGCCCTGGAGCGGGACGACGCCGATCGGTTCCGATGGACGACGGTCGTCTATTCGGCCCCGAAAAAGTCTGGCAAAACCAGGCTCGGTGCGATGGTAGCGGCGTGGCTTGCGTGGCGCAGTGATCAGTATGCCGAGATCTATTGCCTGGCCAATGATGGGAAGCAGAGTGCGGACCGCGTTCTGGCAGCTATAAAGAAGGCGATCACCCTGGGCGGCCTGCCATGGAGGGACATCAAGACCCGCATTGAGTTGCCATCGGGATCATTCATTGAAGCCATCCCGGTGGACCCGACGGGAGAGGCAGGGGCCAACCCGACGGCGACCATTTGGAGCGAAATGTGGGGATTTCGCCTTAGTGCCAAGGAGCGTCTCTGGGTAGAGATGACAGTGCCGCCGACACGTCGGGGGCGGGCCATCCGCTGGGTAGAGAGCTATGCAGGCTATGTCGGGGAATCGCCAGTCCTGGAGCAACTCTATGAGCAGGGCGTCACCGAGGGTAGGCGGCACCCGGATTTCCCTGACCTGCCAGTCTATATCAATGAGAGGGCGCGCCTATTCTGCTACTGGGATCACGAGGCGCGCATGATATGGCAGACGCCAGAATACTATCAGGCTGAGGCGGCGCTGTTGACAGACAATGAGTTCCAGCGCATCCACAGAAATCGCTGGGTGGCCAGTGAGAGTGAGGCGATACCAATTGAACAGTGGGATCATTGCTACGACCCGAGCTTGCCGGCGGGCATCCATCCCAAGGCGCCGCTGGTGCTGGGCATTGACGCGGCCGTGAGCGGGGATTGCACGGCGCTGGTGGCCATCAGCCGTCATCCGAATCGGCCCGGCGACGTGGCCATTCGGGGCTGCGAGATATGGACGCCGCCGAAGGGTGGCAAGATGGATTATAGCGCCACACTGGAACCGGCCATTCGGCGTTGGTGCCAGAGATACAACGTGGTATGTATAAGCTATGATGAATATCAATTGCATAAACTGGCGACCGATCTGCGCAAGGACGGTGTCGGCTGGTTCCTGGCCTTCCCACAAGGAGCGCAACGAGCTGTGGCAGACAAGCAATTTTATGACCTGGTGATGGGCCGGAAGATAAGCCACAATGGTGACCCAATATTGAGACAGCACGTGCAGAACGCAGCGGCCAAAATGCAGGCGGATGAAAAGAACTTGCGATTTGTAAAGAAAAGCCAGGCGCTTAAGATCGATGCGCTTGTCGCGGCGTCGATGGCCGCATTCCATGTTTTGAGACTCAACTTGTGAGATGCTTATGGCTGACTCCAACAAAGAATTAACCGCCTCCGTCCAGTCCCGGCCCAGCGCCGACATTGGCAGCGCGCCCGTCTCGGACGTGCTCACCGGCTGGCTGTCTATCCTGGCCAACGCCGACGAGGCGCCGCCTTATTGGAGCCGAATCCGCGAGCAGTGGATGCGCGAATTTGTCACGTCGCCGGGTAACGACCTGCTCATCGGCACCATCAGCACCGTCATGGCCAAGGTCGCTACTACTGGTTGGTATCTGGAAGGCCCAGAGCGCACCGCCAATTTCTACCGGCGCATCCTGTTATCATTCTCTGATTTCGGCGCCGGCTGGTCATCGATGCTTCAGAAAATGATCCATGATTATCTCAGCCAGGATAGCGGCGGCTGGATCGAGCGCATCCGTATGGGCACAGAGGGTGCAGCCATTGGCCTGGCGCACCTCGACAATGCGCAGATGTTCATCACCGGCAATCCGGAATATCCTGCCGAATATCAAACGACATTCCAGGCGGATGACAAGGAAAAACGGGAACGGCAGAAATTGCACCACTCCCAGGTGATCCACATTACTGATTCGCCCAGCCCGGACGAGGGCAGGCTCGGCGTCGGCTTCTGCGCCGTTTCCAGGGCGCTCACCACGGCACGTATTCTGATGGATGTGGCCCGCTATGAGCGTGAGCGATTGAGCGATCTCCCACCGGCGGGAATGTTGCTGCTCAACAACCTGAGCCGTTCACAATGGGAAGACCTGGCCAAGCAATACGACGTCCGGCAGCAGCAACGCGGCAATCAAGTCTGGCGTCAAATTATGGTCGCCTTTGGGCTGGACCCGGCGCTGCCATTGTCGGCAGAGTTGTTCAGTTTCAGCCAGTTGCCCGAGCACTATGACAAGCGCACCACAACGGAGATCGCCGTCTACTCCTTCGCGCTCGCATTCCGCATCGATCCGCGCGAAATCTGGCCCGTCAGTGCGGGGACGCTAGGTACCGCCACTGAAGCTGAAGTCATGCATCTGAAGGCGCGGGGCAAGGGCGCGGGCCTGATTCTGACTGAGCTTGAGCGGCACATGAATGACGGCCTGACGTTGCCCGCCTCGCTCACGTTCCGGTTTGACTTTCAAGATTCGGAAGAGGACCAACAGGCCATCCAGATCGCCAAGGACAAGGCGGAGTTTATCAGAAAATTATGGGAGCCAGCAGGCATGGGCGGTGACGGCATCCTGGACCGCGAGGAGGCGCGGGCATGGTTGGTGAAAGAAGGATTATTCGACGAGGAGGACTTGCTTACCTTCGACGACGAGGGGCGGGCTGATGACGTTGAGCATGCCAAGGCCGGCTACGTGGACCTGGGGCCGAAGGTGCGGGCATATTCAAGCGGCAAGATAATACGGATGCAGCGGCGCCTATGGCCTGGCTGGACGGCCAAAGGCGTGACCACGAATACGGCGGCCATGATGGGTCGGCTTGAGGAGATGTACGCCGACATGATGGTACTGGAGGGGCAGAGATGATGCGAGATCAAGAAAGCTACGATGAAGGATATTCTGATGGCATTGAGGCAGGGCGGGAGAAACAACAATCGCTCCTCGCAAAAATTCTTGAATTGTATCAATGGGAAGATCCTTATGAATGGGGCGATAACATGGAGCCATTCTGTAAGCTATGCGGGGCACAGAGATACGTGTATCCAGACCGATACGTGTATCCTGGCCCGCAACGCAAAGAGGGAACGCATAATGAAGGCTGCCCCTGGCTAGAGATTGCGGAGCTCATCAAGGCCGATGTCTAACAACGGCTGGCGGCTCAAAACGCTAGCAGGCTATCAGCTCAACCTGCGCGCCGCTGTCTATGGCCTCTGGTCGGGCAAGCTGGATTTTGACCAGGTATTCAGCCAGATATACTCAGCCATCGACCGGGGACTGACCCAGGGCTGGTATGAAGGCGCGAAACAATGCGGCATCTCGCCGGCAGAGCTATCACCAGAGGAGCGGGTTGCATTGTCCCAGGCTATCGCCCAGGAGAAGGACTACGTTTTCCCACTTCTGGGCGACGTGGAGGCAAATAGCAAGGCAAACGGCGGCAAGCGCACCACGCTCTACAACCGGCTAGACCCATGGGTGAACCGCTATCGTGACATGGTGAATCGGGCCAAGATTATGGCATGCAAGGATAAGAAGCTGCGCTGGGATCTGGGGCCAACGGAACACTGTTCGACATGCGCCAAGTTGGCTAGCAAAGTGAAACGAGCAAGCTATTGGCAGCAGCGGGGCATCCATCCACAGCAGCCGCCCAACATGATGCTTGAGTGCGGCGGCTGGAATTGCCAATGTACGCTAACGCCAACCAACGAACCGGCAACGCCTGGCCCATTGCCTAGCGTACCGTGAGGGATAGACCGTGAGCGAAGACCCAAGACAGAACATAGGTTGGCGACAGGCCATCTGGGCGCGCATCCGGGGTACGCATGCGCCGCACAAACTGGAATGTGATGCCAATGGTAGCCTCTACACCGTATCGGGGGCGGCGGATGGCGCGCTTGGTTACGTCGGCCTGATCGATGAGGGCGGCGCGGCCTATGGCGTTAGACATTCTGAGAATCGTCCAGTCACTGTAGCCGTTTCACATGGCGAGGTGATAGCGGAAGGCAACTTGGTCGGCCACATCCCACGGCGGCGATTTGGGCACAACCCCGACGTGGCGGATGCGCTAGAAACTGTCTACCATCCCAGCAACCTGAAGACGTGGCTGGCAGCAGCGGAGCGGCTACAGGTCGCATCTAACGACGCTGACGACGACGGCGCCCCGGCGGGGAATGGGGCCAGGACGCTTACCATCACTGGCCTGGACGCCAATTACGATCCGCTTGTCGAAACTGTTACCATGAATGGGGTCGCCAACGTCTTGACAGATGAGTCATTCCTGCGAGTATTTACCATCGCAGTGGCCACGGCGGGCACAACCGGCTACAATGAGGGAACGATCACCATCAGTAATAATGCTGACACCATCATCCTGGAGCAAATCGACCCACGAGAGAACGAGAGCCACTGCGCCTGCTACACCGTTCCGGCGGGATTCACTGCCTATATCACTCAGGCAATGGCCACCGAGGCCAGCAACAAAGGTAGCGAATTCGGATTCTGGATTCGCACATTTGGCGGGTTATGGACACAGAAACGGGCCATCGTGCTGCTGGACAGCGTGATCGTGCTGCCCATGACCGTGCCGATGAAATTTCCGGAGAAAACAGATATCGAGATTCGGGCGCAAGGCATTCTGGCCGGCTCGATTGTCACCGCTGGATTCGAGGGATGGATCGAGGCGAACTGATGATAGATACTCTACTGGCGTGCATCGTGGTGATATTGGCGCTCAATCTGCTGGTGAACGTATCGGCATGGTCGCGGCAGAGTGCCACTTACAATCGATTCGCGTATTGGTTACGTCAAGCCCGCAACAGGAGATAGACGATGGGACGAAGAACGCTACTCACGAAGTTGGTTCAGGTCGAGCTGCCCTATTGGGAATATCGGGCGCAACAGACGCTCACCAACCCGGACAATCAGGCGCTGAATATCCCGCCTAACGCGAGCATCATTGAGATCGCATCTGAGGGCGGCGAATGCTATTTCGAGCTGGGCGGCGGTGCGGCTGATGCCAACTCGGGCGGGTACATCCCGATAGACGGCACGGAGATTCTGGGGCCGCTGGCCACCGTCACGCTGGAGCTGGGCGTCCGCGTCGATGCTCCCAGCGCCGTCGTGCACGTCCTTTACTTCCGGGAGGGTTAACCGTGGCGCTGAAATCGCCGCTGCGCGGTATTCAAGCGGAACGCAAACGGCGAGGGGCCGGTGGCGTGCCGGTACCTCCATTCGATTTCAACCAGGCGGCATGCACCTTCACCCCCTCCATGGCCAAGCGCGCCGGGACCGTGTTCGCGGGCGCCCCGATTGTCCAGGGCAAGTGGGACGGGAGCGGCGCGCCTGACGCTCTCTCATTCTCGCGTGGTGCGCAGATAAGCGGGCACTGGTATGACAATTTCGACCCTTATCAAGGTGGTGGATTCGCCTTTGCCAACCCAGAACAATCGACAGGGGACAGGACAGGCGCAGCCTATCTCTGGCGAATGAATAGCTCCTATTATCTGTTCTACGACTATACTAACAACCGCTACCAACTCACCATCGGTGGACAGACATTGACCGTTGCGGCCAACATCACGGCAGGCACTTATGAGCGACTGGCCTGGGGATTTGACACCAACAATAAGCTGGACGGCACCAATTATGCTTACCTGAGCAGGAACGACGCGCAGACATTCGGCATGACCACGCAGCCTACAGCAGAAGCGGCAAATGCTACCGCACATATCGGTAGCGCTGGGGCCAGCAATCCAGCCAGTATGATTTTGGGCGACATCGCCTTCGTCCGCGAGATACCCTGGACCGGCGCTTACGGCACCGACATGGGCCAGGGCGACATCGTAGCCGCCCACGCAGCAGGCAACGACGTGGCGCTCTCGATAGGCTCCTGGGGGACGACATGGAGTATGCCCACGGACGCGACTCCCGGCGCGCTGGTGACGGGGACAGGGGAAGCTCACTCTCACCCTCACAGCTCTGCACTGCTAAAGCATACCTACCTTGAGGACGGCGGCTACCTCGGTTCTCCCTACGGCGTCAAATTCAACGGCACCACCACCTCAGCCGTAATCTCAGACGGCGTGGCGATTCAAGACCTTGCCGACGACGCTTTTACAGCAGAGGCGTGGGTGAGGGCTGATGGGGCAGGTGAATCTAATCGTGGTATTATTATACAGA